ACCGTTGGACACGGCGTCGAACTTGAACGACCCGTTGAGCCGGTAGCTCGTGACGGTCTTGAAGTCGTTCACGCTCCGCACGGCCGAGATCCGCCGCCAGGCCGACTCGACCGAGTCGAAGCCCGCGAGGAGGAACTTGTTGACCGTGCTCGACAGGATGTCGGCGATCGAGTGAGTCGCCCACGCCGCGGCCAGGATCGGCCGGAGGGTGGAAGACGTCACACGCCGGGGCCCGTCGTAGCCGTTCGCAGCCGCCGCCTGAAGCAGCACCTCGCTGATCGAGATCTCGCGGCGGGCCTTGTGGGCCGCCTCGAGCACCTCGGGCCGGTACTTCTTCTCGACGCCGGGCAGGCCACCCTGCAGAGCGAACGACGCCTCGATCACCTCGGACGACGGTGCCGAGTCCTTGACGACGTGGACCGCCGGGGCGGCGGGACGCTCGTCACGGGCGGCGATCAGCTTTTCCATGTTCTCGACTTTCTTCGTGAAGGCGTCGATCTTCGCCGACAGCTCGTCGCTGGCGGTGATCTCCACCGTGCTCTTGATCTCCACGGCGTCCTTCGCCGTGGCTTCCACGACCGGGGCCTGAGCCTCGTCCGCGGGCGTCTTGTTGGCGTCAGCCGCCATGGTGGGTAGCTCCTCCGCTGCTTCCGCAGCGATGGCGACGCTTGTCTCTGCATCAGCGCCGAGGGTCACGAACGAAACCTCCCGCAGAGCGGAGGCTTTGACGATGCGGACCGGACCCATATGGGTCTGCCCGTTGACGGTGGTGACGGCGTCGGCGTCAACCTTCTGGTGGCGACGCACGTCGGCCCCGACGCTCGCCTGCCAGGCATAGCCGCGTTCGGCCAGCTGCAGCACCTGGCGGGCGACGTCAGAGTCGGCCAGGATCTCGCCCTCGACGATCAGCTTCCCAGCTTCCACGCGGACCGAATCGGTCTGCCCCAGGATGCTGCCGAGGGTGTAGTCATGGCCGAGCACGATGGGCAGACGCTGCTTGAACTGCATCCCGGCCAGGTCGATGACGACCGGCTCCCGGGACCAGCCCTGGCGAATCTGGGATCCCGTGTACGCCTCGATCGTGAACCGGCGTGGCGACGCCGCAGCCTCGCCTTCGGCGGCCTGGAGAAACGTCACGGACGTGTCGAGCTTGATCGTGTTCACAGGAACTCCACCAGTTCGTGGTCGTCGTCGTCCCAGTCGAAGTCGCTCATGCGGATGGCTCCGCATTGGGATCGCCGTCGCCGCCGTAGTTCACTTCGGGCGTCATATCGACGAACAATCCGAGCTCCCGCATCAGCGCGACCTCTTCGGCTCGCTGCCGCAGCTCCACGTCCCACTGCTTGCCGGCCTTGGCGTATTCGGCCGCCAGCGTCGTCGTGTGGGTGCGAAGCCTGGTTTCCGCAGCGTTGGCTTCCTTGGCCGGATCGACGTGCTCTTTGCCGTCCCAGACCCAGGCCCAATTCCACTCGCTGAACGGCGGCAGGGCCTCGGGCAGCACGCCGGCAAGCGACGCTTCGTTCACCCAGGCCGACAGCACCCGGTCGAGCATCACCCGCTCGAGCTGGTCCCGCTCCACCCGCTGCGTCATCGCATAGACCTGGTGGTCCATGCGGCCCGAAGCGTAGTTGTAAGACGACGAATCCAGGGCGGCGACGTTGTATGGCAGTTGCAGGCAGCGTGAGATCTCGTTGACGATCTCCCGCTTGAACATCGCGTAGGTGCTGGTCGGCTGCTCGGCCTTGAGCTGCGACACGTTCCAGCCCTCGGGCAGCGTCACGAGCGACCGCTTCTCGATCTCCATCTCGGCGAACGCCTCGACCTCGTCCACCTCGGCCGCCGGGCTGTTGCTGTGGATGAACGCTGCGAAGTCCGCCGCCGTCTCGGCTGCCGCAATCACGGCCTCCGTGTACCGCCGCAGTTGGCCGAACAGCCGCAGAGCCGGGGCCACCTCGCTCACGCCGCGGTGCTGCCCGGCCCGGGAGGCCGAAAACCAATGCACGACGGCCGCCGCCGGCACACGCTGGAACTCGAGGTTGTTGATCTTGAAGTTGGAGCCCGGGTGGTAGTTCAGCACCTGGTACGCCACGACGTTGCCAATGGCGTCGAATTCCAGACCATCGACGGTGTTGCCCTCGGGCGTCACCGTTTGGCTCATGAGCTCGGTCGGCGTGGCGACCATCTCGGCTTCGACGAGCCGCAGGTCGAGCTGCACGCCCGCAAGCCTCGGGTTGTTGATCATCAAGGCGAACGACTCGCCGTCGATGACCCGGGCCTCGGACATGGTCCGCAGCTTGCCGGGAAGATCGACCGTCCAGCCCCAGTCGAAGAACAGCCGCTCCACGAGCCGGGAGTCTTCCGGGTCGCCGATGTCGAGCTGGAGCCGAGGGCCGGTGCCAATGAGGTCACGAGCAATCGTCTGCACCATGCCGGCCAGGTACGAGTTGTTCGCCCGTTCGTAGCGGGCCCGGTTGCGGATCGTCCGCCGCACGGTCGGCGACAGGGCCGCATCGGCCGCAAACGCATCGGCGTTCGACCAGTGCCGGCGATCCTCGTTGCTCTCGGCCGCGTCGTACTTGGCACGCACCCGCACTGGCACCGGCGATGGGCCGGGCTTGGGCTTGCCCAACAGACGGGTGAAGATTCCCACTACAGCGACCCCGGCGGCACGAGCTTGTTGAACCGCAGTCCACGCCGCGTGTTGCCCGACGAAGTCACCGCAGCCTTGCCGGCCAGGTACTTGTCGGCGGCGATCATCGACTCCAGGTCCTGAGCCTCGACCTCACCGGCATCGGTGCGGACGCGCTTCGGACCTTGGGCCGTGCTAGAGATCTTGTCGCTGAGTTCGTCGCTCATGCTGGCGACGGTACGCCACCAGCACGGTCAAACCGCAGGGGGTGTGGCCCGCTATTTCGCCGCCATGGCCAGGCCCACGTTCGCCAACGCATAGCCGAACCAGGCGATGGCCATGCCCGGCGACCCTTGACGGAATTGGTCAACGGCCACGACGAGGTAAACGACGCCCACGATCAGGATCAGCGGTGCGCTCATGTGCCCAGCCTCTTGACCACGATTCTCTTGCGGCCCATCCCGCCGGCCGTCGGCATCTCGACCTTGCGACGTCGCCGGCCACCGGCCTCGGCCGCCGTCGGCTGCAGACCCGTGATGCTCGCCGCCACCGCCGAGCCCACCAGGCAATCCCACCAGTGATTTTCCCGGCTGCCGGCCTTCCATTCGTCCACCACCCGGCCCCGGGCCTCGGTCCGCACCGGGTACTCGCTAGTCAGGTGCTCGAGCAGCAGGTCGTGGTCACCCTTGTGGAGCGTGATCGCCTCCGGGTCGCCGATGGCCATGCGGAGCCGCGCCGCCGTGAACGTCTTCCACCAGTTCGTGTCGTAGAGCACCGACCGCTGCTTGGCGTCGCCGATGTTGCCGATCCGCCAGTTGAGGCCCATCTTGTCGCCACGGTGCCGGCCGGCGTCGGTGATCGGCTGCGAGCTCGCCCCCACGCCCTTGCCGTGCGACGGGTAGATCTGGCCGGCGAACGGTGACTGCCGGGCGAACGTTCGCACGACCGGCGTGCTGTTGCCCCAGTTGGCGTCCACCATGAGCTGCGACACTCGCAGGGCCACGCCGTCCTCGCGCTTCCAATCCGATCCGAGGATCAGCCGGGCCACCTCGTCGAGCCCAGCCCGCCACGCCCCGTCATCGGTCGCACCCTTGGCCGCTGACTGCATCGTCCGCTTGGCGTGGGCCGCCTCAAAGAAACTCGACGCCTGGTCCGGGTAGGTGCCGTAGGCCACGACGTGCCCGCCGTAGGAATCCGACCACGACGAGACGAGCCAGTAGAGGAGCTTCTGCTGCACGTCCACGAACGCCGTCAGCGTGTTGTGCCCGGCCGGCACGATGGCTCTCGGCGTGTTCGTCGCCCGCAACGCCAGGGCCCGTTTGTCGAGCTTGTCGCTGGCGATGTCGTCCGCCATCGGCTGGTTCTGGTACTCGGCAAAGAACGCCGATTCGCCCCGGTCGATGCGGAGGTTCCACGCATGCTGGATGGCGCTCACCTCGTCCGGGTTCTTTCGCTCTGGCCACGCCACCCGTCCGCCGGCGTCCATCTCGGCCTGGTGCTGCCGGTAGAACTCGTCGGCCTCGGTGGTGCCACGCCCGTCCCGCTGCCCCTGCCGCCGCATCTCGGCGTACTGCCCCCACATCTCGTCGGCCGGCGGCCAGTCGTAGACGAGCTTCGTCCGCTCGCCTTGCCACGACGGATGCTTCGCACGGTCGAGCAGTCGGTCCGCCAGGTCGTCGGGCCGGATGACGGTGATGGTGCAGAGCCCGGCGATCTTCGCGCCCGGGCCGGCGAGGCCAAGGATTGCACCGCTGAGGATCTTTTCCCGTGTCGCCACTTGGGACGGGCTGGCCGCACTCTCGTCAGTCTGCGGGTCGTCAATCAGCACCAGCGACGGTCGCACGGTCGAGCCGTCGGGCCTCGTGTGACGAAGACCACGGATGCGGCCCGTGATGCCGGCCACCCGCACGGCAGCCCCAGACGACTTGGCCTTGCCGATCCACGGCAGCGTGATCTGGTCGGCGGTCCACTCAATGTGCGTGGGCTCGCCCTCGCACGTCTGCCCCTGGGCCCGGCGGGTGATGCCTTCCATGGCCCGAATCGGGAAGCACGCCGCCGGGAAGTCCTCGAGGAGCAGGTCGTTCTGCTCCAGGTTGGTTTTGATGCTGTCGAGCATCTGACAGGCGATGGCCTGGTCGGAGCCGATGAGCATGACGAACTGGCGATGCCCGTATAGCAGCGACCAGATGCAGGCCCACTCGGCGAGCGTCGTTTTGCCAGAGCCGCGCGGCATGGCGAAGGCGAAGAGCTCGCCCCGCAGCACGGCAGCCTCGATCATCTCGATCGCCCGCAGGTGGTCCGGCGACCACGCCAGTGGGAACGCCTCTCGGCCGTACGTCTCGCAGAACGCCCGGAACGACTCCCGGCACGAGGCCAGCCGCTTGGGATTCTTGGGAGGCGGAACCGAGCCGATGTCACGGCCGGCGGCAGACAGGCGACGCGACCAGTTGCCGCCTTGCTCCTTCTGCTTGTCGTAGGCAGCCTTGGCTTTGTCGAGTCGTTTTTTCTGGTCAGAGCGAACGGCCACGTTTGGACCCTTCAAAACACGTCATTTTGCGTA